TCCAACACAATTATTCTGCTGATGATGGCAGTGGTAATGACTGGAAGGCAGGTACAGACAACTATAGAATGGCATTACAAGCAATGACTCCAGGACAATCTGTAGTCAGTTTTACAGATTTTCAACAACGTATTAGAAACTCTGCTAAGACTAAATAAAAACAGTAAGACCAATCAGGTGTTATAAAAATGAAACTAGAAATGTTAGTGTCTGCAGCTTTGATGGACTATAGTCCAACTGAGCAGTCATATATTCTTAAGGCGGTTGAGGAAGATAAACTTCCTGAGACTAAGCGTCTCCACGATGGTGTAATGAAAGTCATGGAAGTCCTTGACACATTCGAGCCAGTGGTAGAAGGATATGCAGGCTTCGACGTAGACAGAGAAACTGTCAAGAAAAAGAAAGCAGAGCATAAGGATGACCGTAACATAGGTCGTGTCGTATCCTCAGGAGGAAACTCCATGCTCATCACAGGACGTAAGGCTGATGGTCGTTACATTGTTGTCGGAAAGAAAGGAGAGAAGACAGCAAAAGAGGCAGGCGATTTAGGTGTAACTGCTAAGGAGAGTGTAGTAGGTGTAGACATTGATGATGTACATCAACTCATGTTAGAAGGACTCAAGCAGGCACGTAAAAACGTTGGTGCATCTACATGTTGGAAAGGTTACAAAGCAAAGGGCACTAAGATGAAGGGTGGAAAACAAGTCCCTAATTGTGTCAAAGAAGAAGAAAAACCTTCTGACTTTATAAATAAATTGTCTAAGTCGGGACTATTTACCGATGCAGAGTTGGAAAAAATGAGAGAGGTAGACTAAATGAAACCCTCTAATCCAGGTGAGAAATCCTTTCTTACAACTAAGAAGAAAGGAAACGTTATTATTAACCCTAAGAAGGAAGACCTCATGAAAGAAACTAAACTAGACGAGAAAAAACTTGACCCAGTAGGTAAGGAAGACAAGGACATCGACAACGATGGTGACCATGATAAGTCTGACAGATACCTATTGAATCGTCGTAAGGTCAGGAGCAAAGTAATTAAGATGCGTGAAGCAGCACACGATGCATTGCGTGCTAAACGTGCAAAGAAACCACAGGGAGAAGGTGGAGTTGATACTACCCCTGATGAAGCAAACGTAGGAGAAGAAGTGGAGCATATCACAGAAATCTCTGCTGATAAGTTAACTGCTGCAGCAAAGGCGGCAGAAGTCAAGAGAGGAAAGAAAGCAGTTGCAGGCGATAGAGAAGGTGCAGTGAAAGCTATTGCACAAAATAAAAAATTCTATGATGCAGCAAAAGCAAAGAGAATGAAAGAGTCAACAGACAGAGTGAAAGCAAGAATGATTCAGTTTACTAAGGATCATGACCAACAAATGCAAGGTAAACAGCCTATATAATGTACCGTTTGAATTTTAATCATGTTATCATTCCTACTACCTTTCGCATCTAAAATTGTATCTGATGCAGTAAACAAAATCCCAGACGATTCTGAGTTGGGAGAGAAACTTATCGACTTATGTCTAATCATCTTAGGTAAGGCAGTTAAACTTACTAAGACAGACATGGATGACAAGCTATTGGAGACAGTTAAGTCTGCACTAGCAACTAGAGAGTAATTCTTATAAATAACTTATAGGAAAAAATTATTAGAGAAACTAATGTCTATTTTAGGTACTATAGACGCTTCCACCTTTGGCAATAACGTAGGTGTCACTAATGGTGACGCAACAGTTACGAAGAATGCTGCTGATTCCGTCGATGTTGGCGATATCTTGGTGCTTAATAGCGTTAACTACATTGTAAGAGAGGTAACATCTACCACATCTATTGAATTACACACAACATATGCGGGTAGCACTAATGCTTCATTGTCTGGTGCTATCAGACGTACTGCTCCTAAGGCAGTCGCTGAGTTTGTAGTCAAGGGTGGAGATAGTAACTCTTATGAGTTGGTCTTCGTTGACACAACTGAGCAGAGCATTGCATCCAACAAGTCTAGAGGAATCACTGGACCTGGTTGGTGGCAGTATCGCACTTATCAGACACACAACGGTGACACCAAGCATAAAGCAGAATACATCGCACCAGCTAAGGCAACTGCAGGAAACGCAGGAGACATGGCTGATGATACACTAGCAGCAGATGTATTAGAGGTAATCACAGTTGGCACACAGCCAGCAGCATCTACATCTTCTAGTGGTGCAGGCACATTTGTTGCAGCAGCAACAGTAGACCAGTCAGGTACTATCACATACAAGTGGCAACGTCAGACCAAGAGTGCAACTACTCGTTGGGTAGATGTAAGTGCTTCACTTGATACTGGTATCACATACGCTAACTTCACAACCGCAACTCTTGCATACAGTGGACTTAGTGGTGACACATTAGACGGATATAAGTATCGTTGCGTGATTAACTCAAGCAAAGGTGCAGTCCAAAAGTATACCGACGGAGCAGCAACTCTAACATTCGGTAGTTAGTAACTAAATTTTATAATGAGATTTGATGAACTAAATGAGAAAAACTATCTCATGTTCGCCATCAAGCATTACGATAACCCACAATCAGTTACCGTAGATGACTTCATGGAGGACATGAAGAAGTTTAAATATCTAAAAAGGTTATTGAAGAGATACCTTAAGACAGGTGTGTTGAGAGTCAACTTGATTCTTAACCACCTTATTATTTTATTCAATGTTTTTGGAGAGGGGACTATCCCTTTGTTGATGTATAAGTTAGGTGACGAATACTATTCAATCATAAAAACATTCCTTCTCTACTTAAATCGAATAGACCCGCAAAACAATAGTGGAATATTCGGTAACATAAATATTGATGACGATGTGCTTGATTTACTTAACGCATTATGAATGAAGATGCACCTACAATGAGTGTCGGCAACGGAGGTTTCACTGGAAGT